GTACTTCTTCAGTTTTTCATGTCCGTCGAGATTAACTTTTCCGGGGTCACCCCCCGCTGTTGACGAAACGGATTCACCGCTTGTGGCTGGCGGCTGTGGTTTTGCCTGCCTGACAGCGGCTGGTGTCTGTTGTTGTGGCCCGCGCTGGGAAGTTTTCTTCCCTCCGCCTTTATTCATATAGGCATCAAACCGTTCACGTTCTGATTTTACCCTCTCGCTTGCCTGTTTCCCGAGGTCACCAACATACATCGTCTTAATGTGTTCCGGCTCAAGCCGCCAATGGCCAGAACGCCTTGTTTCAGACATTTTCATCCACTCTTCAGTGGTGGCAAAGCTCTTGCCATCATGGCTTTTCTGGGAATCTGGGAGGGCGGAAATCTCCTTCTCCTTCTTCATGGCATACTGGATCAACTCCTTGTGCGTCTCGTTGTTCAGGTCGATCTTAAATTTATTGCTTGGGTGCGCCAGCTTCTCCAATTCATAAAGGGCCTTCTCGCTGCTTCCCAAGACCTCATTCAGGACGTGATGGGCTATCGGGTCGGCAGCCTCCAGTGCCTCGCCCCCCTTGTCCTGTATCAGTTTCAGGTAGCCAGAATCCACCGACTGGACCACCTCTGCTATGGAGTTGTTTGCGCCGCCCTCAAGCTCGCCCCTCATATTCCCCTCAGCCACCTCTGACTTTATGAGGTCAAGTTCCTCTCGATGGCGGACCTCGGACTCTTGAACCAGCCTTCTGGCCCGGGTTTCTATCCTTGCGTTATCAAAATCGCGGTCATCAAACTGGGGCATCCTGTCGTTTACCCATTCCTCGTGCTCCCCATCCTCTGAATTAAACTCAGTGCCGGGGTTTTCCTTTAACCAAGTTGCTTTGTAGCCAGCCAAGTTACCTAAATACGACTTATATTTATCGTAAATCCCCTTATATTTGGGGTCGCCTGCCTCCAGTTCAGCAAAAACAGCTAGGTCAGCCCTATTAAGCTCCTCTATCTCGTCGGTAGGGGCAGCCTCAGGCTCCACTTGGGGCTGCTTGCTCGCCTCAAGCACAGCCGAGGCGGTTTCCTTGACGATACCTCTGATGTCGTCAGCGGATATGGGTTCCTTGCGTGGTCGTCCGCGCTTTTTCTTAGCTACCGGCTCTTCCTTGGGCTCTTCCTTGGGCTCTTCCTTGGGCTCTTCCGGCTCCGGTGGCGTGTCACTTGGCGTGTCGGGCTTCTTGTAGCCAAGTCTTTCCATTAAGTTTGAGGTCGCATCAGCCACCTCCTCCTTGTCCTCGGGCTTCTCTACCGGCTCGACAACCTCCTCCGGTGGCGGCTCTGGCTCGGCCTGTGCATGCACAGCACGCGGGTCGTCCATATTGATTGTCCTGACATTCGGCTTTGACCCGGCCTGTATGTCCACCTGTTCCTGTACTGCATCTATGACTTCCATAATATTCTTTCAGAAACGCTCACCTCCGCCCGGGTAAATTCATGCTCTCCTAGTTCAACCGCATTCATCAGTTCAATAAATCCCATCAAGTCGCTTGCCTTTGCCCCCGCATCCTTTGCATCAGCGACCTTTCTGTCATCATCCTTGGCCAATATAAGAAGCCTGCCCGCCTCCTCCTGCAACGCAGCAATCTCGGCATGCAGCAGGGCCCTGAAGAGATTACCGTCATCGGACCCCAGCCATTTCTGGACTCGGAGCACCTGCTGGTCCGGCACCGGACGCTTTATTAGCGTTATCATATTGCGCTTCCGAAGGTGGCAGAGGTGAGTTCTTTATAAGCTCAACAATCTGTTCAATGGCGGCAGAGTTCTCCTTTGAGTTCTCCGCGACCGGCTCGATGGCCTGCCCAACCTCCTCCAAAATTGATCCACGAATTTCCTCAGCAATCTTGGCCATCTGCTCCGCTTGTTGGTCCGGGCCGGGAGCATCTTTTATCTTCTGTAGTTTGAAGTCCCTTGGCAGGCCAAGCATCTGGCCTATCCTGTTGACCACGTCCAGTACCTGATCAACCCCGACACTCTGACGTATTTCGGGGTCATTCACAACCATTGTGTAAAGCTGTGTCAGGGCAGCCGCCATTGCATTATCAGAAACGCGATCCAGAGTATCACGGTAGGAACCAATGTGTTCTAGGTTAAGTGCGCTCTTCTTCCCCTGCACCTTGACAGAGCCAGAGCGATCCTCGTCCTTCTCAATAACCGAGAAGCCCAGCGAATGAAGGGCGTCCACAGTATACTGCGAATTGATGTTGGCATAAATTTCCTCCTCCCCATAGGCCATAAGGCCCCGATAAAGCTGCTCCTTCCACGCAGCAATTGCGTCATCGACCGCGTGGGCCGTGAACGCAAGCCGGGTTGTGGTTGTCCCGGCAACCGTCCTGACCTCCTCAGCCGTCTGCTCGTGGCTGGCGGCCTGTGCAATCTCCTGCGCTGAAATAACGAGCAGCCTCTCCAACATGTCGATAATCTGTCGCATCGCCCCGACAATTCCATTGGTGTCAAGGGTGGAGAGCCGGACAGAGTTGAACGCCTCCCTGACATCAGACTGGGCAAACTTGTTCTGCCTTGAGCTAAACGGCAGGAAGTTCAAACCCCTAAACAGTTTTTCACCCCAGTTCTGAAGTTTCTCGATCATGTCCTTTGGAACCTGATCCGTGTCAACAAACGTGATGTTCGCCAAGTTCTGTTTTACTGACAACAGGTACTGGGATAAAAGATTCCCAATCTGATCCTGAAACGGGATAACCTCCAAACTCAAGCTGGCATTCATCGACCTGCCTTCGTGCGGGTCATAAGCATAGTAGATGACCGGGCAGTAGGGAACAGGAGCAGCATAAAGAATAGTATTATCATTAGCGAGACAAAACCTAAACCAAACAGGGTGATCATAGTCCCCCAAACCATACTCGCTAGGAACAATCTTCTCAAAATACTCAGTAATAAGAACAGCCTTGTCATCGTCTGCCTTAGAATAAGCCCTATCCATTTCACTCTCCCTGTCCAGTGCCCCGAAGGCTGTGCTCGACGCGGGGAACTCCATCGTACAAGGCGAAACCAGTTCAAGATAGGTCTTCGCGTTGCCGAGGAGGTCGGTCGTTTTCCCGTAGCTGATCTTATCCACATTCCAAAACTTCTCATTGCGTCGAATATCCCCATAGCGCATAATCCTCCAATAACCGGCAAACTCACACCCGCTATCACTGTTAAACGATGTGGTCCTGTGCGCCTGATCAAAGAAAACCCTAGACGGATGTGGTAGGTGATACCTCAGGCCCTCCCTGACATACTTTTCCTCCTCAGCCCCGGCTGAGTTTATGTGAACCTGCGTCTCAGAATGCCACTCCTCTGTCGGGAACTGCATACACCAACCATAGTGTAGCATTTGAAACACGCACTGCTTCAGTGTTTCGGAATAACCGTACTGGTTGGCCATAGTCTGCACCCGATCCGTAATGATATCAGAGCGCAGCTTATTGGCTGTCGTGTTGTGGGCCATCTCATACTTAAAGAGCGGATACTGCCTCCTGTCATTATAGATACGGGCCCACCGAATGGTCACGTAAGCGCGAACGACCGGCACAAACACATTGAAAAACACAGGCAGGTTCAGCCGCTTATGGGTCCCCTTGGAGTCCTTCACCGTCTCAAGCATCCCGGTAAGGCCCCAGTCCTTTGTTGCGTTCAGGATTGTCTCGTCGTCCAGCTCCTTGTTCACCAGCGAGCTGGCAAGTGTGTGGCTCACCTGCCGAAACGGGGTGTCCCAAGCCAAGTCCAAGGCGTGGTACACCTTGTGGTTCTTGATGCAAAACTGAAGCCCGTCGTCTATCCTCTGCCTTATCTTGTCCAGCAATGGCTTCGCCTTCTTTGACACGGACTCGTCATCCCCGGCAAAAACCGACTTCAGCTTGTCGGTTGTTACGCCCCGGCTATTAAGTACATTTAGATCAATCATATTATTACTGGGCTGTTCTGAAGCATTCGGTTCTTTGCGTATTGTACCATAACCTTCCTGATCCTGTCCCTAGGCATCCTCCTCCACAGCTTAACATAGGCATTCATGTCATCCGCCTTAAGGACCATATCGTGGTAGGAAACACTTCTAAGCGCCCTTCCCCCGTGACGGTCGAAGGCGGTAGAACTTCAGCACCACATTGACTGTGCCGTCCGAATTGTATGTGACCTCGGGCCTGTGTTTTGACATTACATCACCGCAGCGACCGCAGCTGGCGGGGCCGGGGGGGCACCTCCTGCTGCAGCCGTTAGAGCTGCCGGAGCTGCCGGAACCGGGGGGGGGCCTCTTCATATGCCTCCTCTTCCTCAGCGGCGTACTTCTCAACAGTGGCGGGGTCAACCGTTCCAATGAGCTCAACCCCCTTCTCGGTTACTGTAACGTCCATTGTGAGAGTACTGGTTTCACCCGGCTCACACTCAGCCAATGCCTCAGCCATAGCTGGGTCACTCATATCTATTCGTATCTCGTTTGCCATAAG